CTACCAAAAGATTGTTTGCTCTTGGCGTTTTATCAGTGGTCTTTACGTCAACGGTGAAGTTTAACGGAATGGTAAAGTCAAAGCCTCCATCTCCTTCTATCTTCTGCTCGAGGTCAACAGAATGCCCCAAGAGTAGAGCAAGATACATCTCACCCATCATACCCATAGGGTCTTGATCTTTAATTAATGCAGGCTGCTCTTTAATGGGATTGTGCAAATCCTTCCTAGCATTTCCGTGAGTGTCCGATAACGTCTTAAGAAAGCTGTAGAAGTTCATGCGATCCTTTTCTCGTGGTAGTCAATTAACTTCTGAAACTCCGCAAGAAGCTCCTCGTAGTCTGCTTTATACCTCTTCACAGGAGTGGACTTCTTCGCGATCATCTCCTCCACGAAGGGGCGACCGTACATATCCTCCATGAATAAAGTGTATTCCTGCGCTGCTGAACCGTGTCGCATGCCCCACATATTACAAGCAGGACACTGAGGGTGGACGTTTTCTATCTCTAACGCCCAGTAAGAAGAGTTGCCTTTCGGGATGAAATGACCGCCTTGCATATCTTTGTAATGCTTAGTCACTCCGCAGGACACACAAGAACAGTATCCGTTGTCGTCCGATGCTGCCAATCTGGCTAATTTTTGTACAGCTTTGTAGCACTCTTGTTTTAACTGAGCCGAGGTCTTGGTTTTAGGCTTGGACTTGCGCTTCTCACGCCTCACTGTGCCTCGCTTCATTTGAATGGGTATCCATACTTGAGACTGAGAAGGGTTTTTTCTGCCCTGAGACTGTCTTCGCGGCTCATGTTGTCATGCCGCATCTTAAGCAGTAACTGACTGAACCTCGGAGAAGTGACAGGGTACGTCTTCAAAGCCCTTCTAACATCGAGGGGTACTACATAATCATCTTGCGTTTTTCTGCCCATATAGCTCTACCCCTGATAGAATAAATGCCTTCCTATCTGCCTGACTAGCTTTAAGCCGTCTGACCAATAGGGATTTACGTCATCACGATGATAGTACGTTGAGCCGTAAGTAACATCAAACAATTTTTCAGCGTTGACAGCTATAGATAATGCCTTGGTATAAGCCTGTTGGTCTTTAATATACTCAGGCTTCCCGTCACACCAGTAAGAGAAGTGACATTGATTCCTTAGCGGATGACCTAACCAATACCTGCCCTGCTTCACTACCTCGCAAGGAGTGTCGGGGAAATAAGGGCTTTCCACCCTGTTCATAATAGTGTTGGCTACTGCGACCTGACCCTCAAGGGGTTCTGACCTAGCCTCAAAGTAGATCGCCGTTGCGATACAGATTATCTCTATCATCAGCAAACCTCCACAATGATTCGTATTTTTCTATGAGAGACAAACACTTATCGCAGATACTCTCGTCCTTTAACTCTCGCTCCATAAACTGCATGCACATCTCGCAGCGTTTGGTTTTGTTCTTTACTTGCGCCATGTCTTCCTCCCCGACCTACGGCCTGACATCTCTAGCTTGTTATGAGTTCCTCTGCGTACTGCTAAACGAACCTTGTACTGCTCGCCGACTACGTCAATGGCGTACACCTTCTTCTCTTCAGTAGCCAAGAACTCTGCCTCCTCAAGAGCATCTTGAAACTTATCAAAGATAGTCATTTGGAAGGGAACGGAACATAGACATTAAACTTCTCTGACAACAGCTTGCTCAGATGTTTGTGTATCTCATCATAGTCTGCTGCTGAGACATCGGCGCTAGACTTCTCGCCAGTCACAGCTTTCTGAATCGGCTTCCACAAATATTGTTTAACCAAGTCAGTTGTCCACGGAATCTCTGCGTCATGCTTGAGAGTCTTCTTCATATCAAGAGATGACTCATTAAGTTTCTCTGATAGCAGCCGACAATAAACATGAAGCGCATTGTTCTGTGCGCTAGTCCTAGTCTTACCCTTGCGCCACTTGAAGGTGACGTACCTGTCCTGCTCGTACATCTCCTTCACCCCCTTGATAAACATCTCAAGGGAGTGATCGCTGTTGACAACCCAGAATTCTCCTTGGGCAAAGTCACTCATCTTCTTCTCCTAGTTTATAAACCTCGTCCATTGTTAGGTTAAGGCTGTCGCATATAGCTTTGTATCTGCGAACAGTAATGTTCTGTTGCATTAGGGTGTGAGCATAGTTCGCAGGGGTACAGTTTATGTCTTCAGCTACAGACTTAAACAGAATCCCCTGCTTCTTATGCGCTCTCCTAATGGCTGACCCAATATGAATCATGCCTACTCCTATTCAACTCTCCATACACGAAGGCGCTTGTCATCTTCTGTCTCTTTAACCTTGCGAGCCAGCATCTTGAAGCCGAGCTTACGAGCAGCCTTGTGTGCTGCGTTTCTCTGGCTATCGTTTTCAACAACAATAGAGTTGCCCACCTTCATGCTCTTTACTGTGTTAGCGATGATCTGAGCAAAGGTAATAGGCTTATCCTTTTCCGGAATTTCAATGCCGTCCTCAATATCTAAAGGCTTTGCTAATATCGGAGGGACAGGCAGGTCATCAGAGATAGTAAGTACAATCCCATCTTTTGTGCTATGAGGTTTTGGTTCAGGCATAATATCTTTTCCTCCGCTAACGATTAACTCTTCAACTATTTTGCCAGCACTCTTTCCTTTAGATAGACTCAACATTTTTAATCGCTTAAAAGAAGCGTCTGAAAGGTTGGCTGTGAACTTTGTGTAACCTACTGGCGGGAAGTTAGACTTGCTGCTGTATGCTTTCTTCTTCATTTCATCCTCCAAGATGGGGGCTTGCGCCCCCGTTAAATTAAAATGGTATATCATCTGTTGATATATCTGTTGCTGGGATCGCAGGCTTAGCTTCGCCTTTGGGTTTTACTGACAGGCTAAAGAACTTCTTGCCTGCTTTAGATTCCTTAACCCATGCGTTGAGGTAGAACTCTTCCCCGTTTACATCAATCGTTCCGTTATAATCGGAGTGAGTTTCTTTTTCCTTGCGCTCGTTCTTAAATAGCGCGCCGCGATTAGTGTTATCGTATTCCATGACTAGCTCCTAGTTAAAAAACTTATCTACATTTTCCTGAATGGTATTGACTGCTCGTATTACACAGTCCTCTAGCTCTTTGATATATTCTTCATCGCGTTCGACTCGAACAATCAAAGGCTTCATGCTGGGGTGATAAGACATGAAGTCCCACCATTCCCTCTGAGTCACCCATAGGCAACCCATCACTTGCTGTTTGTATCGCGAAGGAAGTACGCCACCTCTTAGATACTCAACATGCGTAGCAGGAGCAGGGGCTTTTATTTCTAGGCCACCCTCTGTTCCTACCAATGCGTCTGGCGAACACCCTGCTTCCAAGGTGTCATGCAGACAGAACCCTACCTCTTGAACTTCAACGTCATTCATTAGGCAGTAGAGGTCACGGGCTTCTGGCTCTAGCTCAGTACCTCTTATCATATGGTGAGATTGGAACGTCTCCTCCCTCGCCCCTGTAAGACGTTCGGCTACTAGCTGATTGATGTAGCTGTCAGCTTGTGTAGACCAAACGCCTTTAGTAGTTACGATCTTCGAGAACATGGACGCGCTAGGAATACCTAGTCGCGCCTCAAGCCATTCAGGTGTGCCTTGTTCGTGTTTAGAAATACGCACCCTGACCCTCCTCAACTTCATCTTCCACCCATGAGATCAAGCGTCTGATCTTCATGTCTTCAGAGATGTCAGCCTTCAAGATGTTTTGAGCAGCAACGTAGCGGTCACGATACTGTTGTGCCAGCAGCTCCTCCTCTTCATCCAATGCTTCCTCCTGCTCTAACAGGTACTTGTTTAAGTCCACGATTACTGGGTCGTCCATAAGTCCTCCGATATTTATGCTGCTGTTAGTTTCTTTTCGAGAATATCTTTTGCTCGGTTGAACTGACTGGCATCTAACTTAGAGACAGACTCGCACTTAAAAGCCTGACAGAATTTGTCAGCGTTGGATTCTGTTTTCTCTATCAGGTCAGCAATAACTTTGGCCTGCGTCTTGGTTACTAGCTTGGGTGCAGCCTGTGTCGCAGCGTTGCCATCGTCATCCGCAGATGGGATTCCAGCTATAGCCTGCAAACTGTAGCGCCTTGCATAACTCAGGCATGAGCCTACTGACTGGGCATCCATCTTACCTAGCGGTATAAAGTATTCCTGCTCAAGCCACTCGCCTGATGAGTGCATGAGTCGGGTAGTAACACCTGCTGAGTTCTCTCCACTAACAGGGAACTGCACAAAGCTAAGCCCCTGCTCCGCGAAGTGAGGCTTGATAGCCTGTATTACAGAGCCAAGGTCTGCGTACTTTGACTTAAAGAATGGATTGGACGCGCCTTTAATCGCCGCGCCCATTGAGCCTTGTGCTGCCGCCATTGCTGCGGCTAGGTTCTTAATTGATTCTGACTGCTTCATACTGTTACCCCTTGTGTTTCCCATAGGTGAATGATCTGCGCGTCTTCCGCGTAGTTCTTTTCAAACTTCTTGAGCGCAGCTACAGCTATCTCAGCGTGTTGGTCTAAGACGTACCGCACATAGCTACGCAATGTATCTATAGCCTGCTCTTGGAACATGGCTATGTCGGAGATGTTGCTGGAGAGTAATGCTTTGACTAGATCAACTGCGAAGGTTTCGCAGTAAGCCTGAGAGTGTAATGCTTGGAGTAGGAAGTCGAACCCTGACTCTTTGATTACGATTGACACGAACTCGTCTACTAACGAATCAGGCAGGTCTAACTGACCCTCGTGATTCCAAGTGAATACGTCTTCGCGAGATAGAAATGTTTCTATAGTTTGTATTTTCATTGCTCATCCTCCTCAAGATGTAATGCAATCTTAGTGCAAGTTAATTGTCGGTGTCAACAACTGTGTCAAAAGAAAATTTGTGCGGCATACCCTCCCTCTCTGTTAGCTGTAGACTATTGGAGTGAAAGTAAAAGTTAAGCGAACCTTCCCATGCGGCATGGCGCTGCTTAGCTATGATGATGGCGTGGTCTTTCGTTTTTTGCAGGTAGTCCTGCTGCTTTTCATCTAGCTCTCGCGTCTTCGCTATCTCTTTAAGAGCCTCACGCTTACGGTTGGGCTGGATAATCATTACGTTGTCAGCCATGTCTGACAGAGACCCTGCCCCTCTAATACTGTATCGCGAGGGGGCGATGGACTCGTCATCGTTCTGCGGCTTCTTAACGTGGGTAACAATATGCAGGTGCGCTTTGTTGCGCTTAACTATGTACTGCATTTTGTTAATGAATTCGTTCTGCTGGTTGTAGTCGTCATACTTGAGCGCCACCTTGCTCAAACTGTCCAGCACTATATGCTCGCAGCCTAACTCTTTTGTGGCGTAGTGAATGAAGCCTATGATTCTCTCAGGGGGCAGGGTATCCAGCGCGTCAAAGATATAGATGCGGTTGTCTGCCCAGTCCATGAACTGCTCTACAAACCTGTCCGCTGGCCTCCCATCCGATGCTCCTGCTGCCTGCATTAACATCCGGTGCAGCGTGACGGTCGGCTGCATCTCAAGGCTACAGATGCAAACCTTCTTAGTCTTCGCGAGGTGTAGCATTATCTGGCCAAGTACCATACTCTTCTTCGATCCATTAAATCCAGTAACCAACGTCATCTCGCTGGGTCTATATCTGAAGAGACTGTGTGCCTTCGGGAAGGGTAATGTATCACCGTGTATCAGTTCGTCAGAGTTGTTATACTCAAGGAGTTCCTGCCGCCAGTGTGCGCTAGACCTTAAGTCTTGAGCCTCAAGGTTGCCTAGTAAATCCACATAGGATTCATAGTCCAGCCCGTCAGGTATGTTAATCATAAGACCACCTCCCAGTTGTCATCCGATTGTGTTTTGTTGTTGTTGTTTCTTTCCCATGTTCTGACTGCTGCCTTCCAGTCTTTCATGTCGGCGTTACCCACCTTCCATCCGCGAGTAGCGTACCAGTCCACAAACCTCTCACCGTTTATATTGTTACCTCGTGCCTTACAATACTCTTCAACCTGCTCAGGTGTTGGCGGTATAAACCTACCATTCTTACCTTCTTCCTTTCTTACCTTCTTAAGGTGTGGTGCTTTGCCGGTAGGTTGCCGGTGAGTTGATGGTGTTTTGCTGGTATTCTCTTGGTACTTATCGTAGCAAGTTATTGTAATGATTGAATATTTATTGGTTGTTTGCTGGTCTATCATGCGGTCACTTTTGAGCAGCTTTAGAACCTTTCTGATTTTGTTTTCGTTGATGCCCAAGCGGTCGGCATACACCTTGCGACCGAACACTAGCTGGCCTCTCTTGAGGTGTATCAACTGCCCATTAAAGAGCCTTGTCTTGTCCTCAAAGTTAGCTCTCATTAGCATGTCCAGCCAGATGCGCTGAGCGTCTGCGTCCTGCCATACCCAGTGATCTAGCATAGAGCGGTCTAGCTTTATCCATCCTCCCATACCTTATTCCTCCTCGCGATTAGTGCTTGAGCTTTAATGATCTCCTTCTTGTCTTTGTCACTGAGCCTCACCCCGTTAGCTATGGTGTGAGGCAACAGTTCCAACATGGATACTGCGATAGCGTACTCATCATCTTTTGACTTGCGAAACAAAGGCTTATAGTTTTCGGTGACAGGTTGGATTACCCCAAAGTCTAAGCCGAGACTGTCTAGGATTTGCGCTGCACCACACTGAGCGAAACAGTGTATGAGGATGCGGTCATTAGTCTCGCGAATAGATAGGGATGCGCCTTTGTCGGCATGGCTGGGACACAGCGCCATCCATCGGCGATGCCCATGCTTAGATGATGTTTGCTTAACACCCGACAACGAAGCCAGAAGTAGGTCTATATCTGCCATTGATTTATATTGGATAACACAGTATGCTGTGCTTGAATACTGCTCATCCTCCTCCCCTTGTGTATGTATTCAGCCCCCTTCCGAGGGGGCTTTTTATTCCCATGATTTAGAGTCTGCGCTTACCCAGTCTCCATTCTCTCTCTGCTTCAGGCCGATAGCATCAGGGGTTACACAGAACCTATCCTCTGCCGTACCCTTGAGGTGCTTGTCGAAGTTGCGCTCAGTAGAGAATACCTCCCAGCACCTGACACACATCGAGCGTTTACTGTCTGGCTTGAGGTTTCGGTCTGGCCTCTTGCCTGTCTTCGGTTCTACCTTATAGTCCTCCCAGTTCATACTATCCCCCTACTATGATTTGAACGTCATGCTCTAGCCTGATGTAAGCTATGTCCCTTGCTTCAGGTTCGAGTATCGTCATGCCGCTGTCTACAAACTCACGCTGTACCAAGCCAGCGTATTCGTGGATATGCTCTTCGATATACTTAGCCTTGGCTTCTTGGGCTTGGTCTTGGGTTCGCCACTTGATTCCGAACGTGTTGCCACGCTTGCTTAGTTGATACATGTCACCTCCTGCCTGCGGTAGTTAGGCCAGCCGAACTCTCCCTCGGTCTCTTGGAATAGACAAACCATCTCGTGGTAGAACTTGTCCTCCTGCTGCTGTAACTCTAGCTCTGACATGTCCAGCATTGAGCCGAGGGTGAATGAGCCTATCAAAGCGCAGGCTACAAGTATAGATTTCAGTACAAAGTTTTCTGTTTCGATTGCTTTATTTTTGTATCGCATTGTTTCATTTCCTTATTAGAGAAGTGGCGGTTTATAATTTATATTCAGGGCAAGCGCACGGCATGCCGTAATTTTCTATCTTTTGTCTAGCCTCTTCAGATAGCTGCGCTTTATAGTCCCATTGGTTTATTAGAGTTTGTTTGTTTACCCGCTTGATGCCGGACATATTCTGCCAATAAATTAAATCGTAAGCATAGGGGGCAAGGAACTCCGGCGATCCTCCTAGCGCCTCGATGTATTCGTTGTAACAGCGTGTTAAGTTTGCCGTAGCTAGGTTATCTGTCATGCTGATATCTCCTCTATGATTCGCTTGATTCGATGTAGTTCGTCATGCCTTCTGCTAAGCACCGTTACACCTTGCTCGCTTAGTCCTTCGTGATCTAAGTCTTCCAGCAAGTGGCTCATTGCAGTGTTAAGTAGCTCCAGTAAAATATAGGTTTCGTTGTTAGTAAATTGCATTTGGTTTTCCTCTTGGTATGCCCCCTTTCGGGGGCGCTTAAGTTACGCTGCCTCTTCGACAGCTTTGGGTTGTAGTTCTTTGACAAACTCGCAAGCCTTGCGCGCCTTGCTCGCTGCCTTGACGATCAGCTTTTTGTCATCCTTGAGAGCCTTGAGCCAGCCGTTTAGGTACTTGGCGTGATCCTCTCGGGGTTCGCTTGATACTCCTAGCTCAGCGCACAGGAACGCTGCGCCTAGCTCAGCGACCAGCTCTTCCTTGGCGTAGGCTTCCTTGAGTGACTCCCCCTTGTCTGGGCTGAACCTGTCCAGCCTTTTCTTCGAGCCAGTCCAGTGAGTCAGCTCATGAAGTAGAGTGCCGTAGTATCCGTGTAGCCGCTCGGTCTCGGTCTCTCCTTTGAACTGGGCAGGCAGGGGGACGGTTATGTCGTCGGTTGAGGGTCGGTAGAATGCTTGGTCGCCTGCTACCTGATGAACCTTCGCCCCTGTATTGGTTACGAAACCCTCCACATTATCCAGCAGGGTCAGGGGTTCTAGCTCCTCGACTTCTGGGGGTTCGTATCCTTCCACTTGCTGCGCGTTGAATACATAGAACTGTTTTATCATCGGGATATTTTTTACTTCCTTGGTATCCTCGTCCTTCACTCGTAACTGCTTGAAAAATATAATCGGCGTTCCTTTCTCGCCTTTCTTAACCTTCGCGCCTTTGGCTTGCCATGCTTTGAAAGTTCCCCATTCGCTTGAGCTATACCCAGCAGCCCACAGCAGCACTACATTGATTCCGCTATACGCTGCCTTGCTGGTGACAGAGAACGGCATGCCGCTCGCTAGTCCTCCGCCTGCCCATGGCTTGCACCAGTTCGTGCCGTGGGTCTCCATCAGTTCGATGATTTTGTCGGTCACTTCTTGATAAACGTCTACTTTAGCCATGCTTAAAGTTCCTCCGCTTCTAGCTCATTCTCAGGGTACAAGTACCCGTTGTTCACCCAAAACTCCGCGCACCCGTCAGGGTCGGCGAACTCATCATCAACTCGAATCAGCGTCCGCGTGTCATCGTTTAGGTGTTCGGCTACAATCATTCCAGCGAACCAGTGTCCGCCATCGTCAAAAATTACTCTTAAGTCTTGCATTTTGTATCCTCCCAGTTGGTTCAGTAGAACGCGCTCGGTAGAACGCGCTCAGTTGATACAACTGCTCCATTTTGTAATGGTCACTAGCTGATGCTCCGCCAGCCCTCCCCTCAGCTTGCTAGGCTGATTCCGTATTGATCTACTCACAAAAGAGTGTCGCCCCTACCAAGGACTCCCGCCACAGTCCGACCGTTATAGTGCGCCGTTGCACTGGGCTGTTATCTCTAACAACTTGGTAACCAGTATAAGCCACTTGTATTTAATTACAACAACTAATTGGAATCATTTTGTATCAATTTTGATAGGCAGTATCAGGGGCTGGGTTTAGGGGGGTTGGGTTTGGGCTGTGGGTTATGGAGGGGGGTGGCTATTGGCTGCTGCGCTGACCCTCACCCCTGTACCTCTAATCGCATCCAGCAGGGCAGGGCAGGGGGTCATAGGCTAGGCTGAGCAGGGTAGGGAAGGGCTGTCGGCTGGGCAATCCGGCCAGCGGGGGTCAATCGGAGGGGCGGGGAGGGGCGATGCTGGACAGCAAGTTTGTTAGTTGCCCCCCAAATTTGCAGCAGGCCAAATTAAAAAAAAAGAAAGACAACAACCTGCCCCCAGCCCAGCATGAGTAGTGGTTTTCGCCAACTGTTAGCAAATATTAATAAATCATGGTTTAATTTATTAACTGTTAACCAACCGAGACATACGAAGCTGTAATGAAAGACAACATAACAGACGACACTGTAGAGCCTCCAAAGCGAAAGCGAGGCAGGCCAAGGAAGTCAGAGCTAGTTCCTGAGAAGCGTGGCAGGGGCAGACCCAAGGGCGACCATTCGGCAATGCAGGAGATGAAGCAAAGGTTTCTTGCAAGGCGAGATACCCCTGCGGTAATTAACTCCATCTACAAGGCGGCAATGGATGACGACCACAAGAACCAAGCTGCGGCATGGAAGCTCATCATAGATCGCGTCTTACCTGTCAGTGCGTTTGACAAAGACAAGATGGGCGGAAAGCCGACAGTCAACATCACTATATCTGGCGTAACAGACGCGCCTGTAGTCGGGGAGGTCATAGATCATGAAGACCTTGATTGATCTGCTAGTCAAGCACGAAGGTCTACGGACTAAGCCCTATGAAGACACCACAGGAAACCTGAGTATAGGCGTAGGGAGAAACCTTGAGTCTTTAGGGTTATCTCACGATGAAATCTACTATATGCTCAAGAACGACATCAGAAGGTGTGAGGAAGAACTTGATAACGCCTTCCGGTGGTACAAGTACCTAGACCAAGTGCGTAAGGATGCCATGGTATCATTATGTTTCAATCTAGGTATTACGAGGTTGAG